TAGTCTTTTCTAAGACCTGCGGCTTTCATTGCCTTACCAATTTTAGTGTTCATTTTAACACCATAAATGTTAACCCAGGCAAAACCACAAGCATATGCATCTTTCCCGCCTAGTGTTTCTTTAAAAAACTTGTCAGCGGCCTCATAAGCGGCAGTTTGTGCTTCATTAATAATCGCTGGAATCATTGTTTCTGTAACTGTCATAGTTTTTAACTCCTGTTAATTTCTAACTATACCTATATGATAAGGTAAGACGTCTTACTTGTCAACCTTTATTTTATAGATTCTGGAAATTCTATTGCCATTTTATATTCAAATTCATGAACAGCGTCTTTCTTTTCCAGCAACAGTTTTTCCAAACTCCAAATAGCCGCATACTTTTCATCGCTTGCGCCTTCGTTAAATGCAATTAGTGCATTTTCCAAAACTTCGATATCTTTCAATAAATCAACCATTATACAGTCTCCATTTCAATTGCGTCACACGCTTCTTCCCAAAGTTCATAATATAGGGCAGTACACCGCTCAGTAGGATTAACATCCATAAAACAATCACTATCAACAAAATTCCAGTTAATACTGCCATCAGCATTGATGTTTTCCGGATTTGCGACAGCTTGCTTGACAGCAGCTTCTACAACACGATAAAAATCTGGAGCAAATGAACTTGAACGTGACATATGTTTTCCTCTTTTCTTTAACTTACCTATACAGTATAAGGTAAAACGTCTTACTTGTCAACAAAAAAGTTATGAAAAATACCATTTGAAATCAAAGGGTTACAATTTTTAATCGTTTCTTTCACCTTTTCCGTAATCAATTGTTACTGGAAATCTTGGAACCCCGTCATTTGAAAGCTCAAAATATCTACAAGTTGCCCAGTTAATATCTGGATTTTCAAGCAATGCTTTTAATTGTGCTTGTGATCCTCTGATACCACTGCTGAAAGTTCTACCATCTGACATTTTAAGTGTAAGCCTTTTAGCATATCCTGCCCAGTTACCTTGTCCTTCATGAACTTCAACAACTGTATATTCCTCAGTAATAAACTCTTTTCTCTTTAGCAGGTTTTTAGTTCTTTTACCCTCATAAGCAGTATCCTGTCTGATCATCTGCCCTTCATAACCCTCAGATGTAAACTTTCCATATAAGTCATCAATCTCTTCAGGAGTACCTGCCCAATATGTATCAACAAGTACAACACTAACGCCCACTGGTAAAAACATTTTTAAGAATTCATATCTTTCAATAAATTTCATATCTGGGTTATTAACATCAAAACAGTCGTATACATGATACTGCACCATTTCCTTGCTTTCAGCCAGTTCAGCTTCTCCCAAGTTTACAGTTTTCCTAACCAGGCTGGTAATCTTTTGAAAGTCTGATTTTAGTTCGTGATTATAAAGCTCTCCGTCAAGTGTAATACCTGGAAATAACTCACAAAACTTTTCAAGTGCCTCTGCAATATGAGGTACTGCTACAATCTCTTTAAACTGTCTGCTAAACAATCCTTTACTACTAGCAATACATCTGATACCATCTAACTTGGGTTGTGTATACCCACTTGTTACTGGAGTCTTTGTAAAATCATGTGCTAACATTGGCTTAAAAGCAGTGAACGTATCAATTTTTGTTACGTCTTCAAAAAAGTCTTTTTCAACATTTTTAGTCCACTGTGCTTGTGCTTCGAACTCTGCCTGTGTTTTAGCAGTAGTAGCATTGCTACGTCCTACATTTTTCGCTTCAGTATAATTCCACTCTGAAGTAACTTTTTTACCATCTGTCAGACCTGAAATTGTTCTGATGCCAGCAATATCATCAGAGTCCCAACCAACTTGAATAATCCAGGATCTAATTTTACCCTTGGTATCTCTTTTAAACAATTCAGTTAATGATTTTATATTTTGCATTTAAACTCCTGTCTTTAAATATACCTATACTATAAAGTAAAACGCTTTGCTTGTCAACATGTTTTTATTAACCTATCACTTAATTTTTATTATATCTGTACATAAATAGTACTTGAGAGAGACTTAGACAGAGGAGATGCGCCAGTGGACATTTTTAAATTGATAGCCGAAGTAGGCTTTCCTATCGCTGGCGCATTGGCCGCTGGATTTTTTGTTTTTACTACACTAAAGTATATCTTGGATAGTGTAAGTGGAAGCGTAAAAGGTTTAAATGGCATAATTAGTGCTTTGGACAACCGTGTACAGACAATGAATCATGATGTTGTTAGAATTGACACATTGATGAGTAATGCATTGGGTATACGTCCAGATATAGATCGAATTGCACGAGCTGATGGGAAGAACGATGCAAGGAGAGACTAATTATGACTTACAAAGTTTTGAGACTTAATGACAACGTACTCGTATACGATGTAGACACCCCCGACGATAAAATGGAATTCATGGACAGTATTGACGCTCGTCCTGGCGACACATTCCGTTTCACATACAATGGCTGGTTAGAATACTTGGGGAATGAGTTTGACCAGATCATAGATTCAAGCAAACAAGATACTGAAGCGAACGAATTGTTAAAAACATTACGGGAGTCTTCCTCATGATGTGGGTAGATTATACTGTACAAAGCGGTCCAAATTGTTTCACAGTTGTGGGAGACTGGCCTGGTGAGGTTATGGGCTGGGATCGTGACGGAAACAAAGATGGTGGAATTAAGGTAAATCCACTATATCAACCAGGTGATGTTTTTGTTGTAGATGAAAGTGGTTGGTTGCGTAAACAAACAATGGAACCAGGCGATGTATTAATGGTAAATAACGATGGACAACTTATTAAGGTAGCCGCACAAACATTAGAGGAGAGTTAAATGGGAAAAGGAAAAAGATCCAGCGGAACAAGTTACGTTAGTAAAGGTATTGTTGGAACTACTAAAAGTAGAAGCAAACAAGATCCAGATTACCCGGCTCTTAGAATGATGAATCAGCTTAAAGCATATCAGGCTGGTAAAAATGTAGTTCTTACTATACCTAACCCTAATCCTAATGAAACAAATAAACGTTTTATTAAAGTAAACGCACGTGATGTGTGGAGAAGTGTGAGAAGATAATGGAAAACGTTGCTAACTTAATCAATCAGTATGGCTTCCCAATTGTTGCGGCAGTTGGCATGGGTTACTTTATATACTATGTATGGAAATGGGTAACAACCGAAATCAAACCTGTATTAAGTCAAGCAAACGGCACACTTATTGGTTTAATTGATCGTATTCGTATGTTGGATAACGATTTAATTAGATTAAATCAAAAATTAACAGTAACACTACAACTACGTGAACAAGAGTTAGAAGAATTACGTGCTAAAAATAAAAAGTTAGCACAAAAATTAGAATCTAAACAAGAGGAAGAAGATTGAGCTTTACACTACTATTTCTTTTTACAATTAAACATTGCGTTGCTGATGTTTTTTTGCAAACGTTTCACCAGGGCGTAGATAAATCAAAATATTTAGATATAAAAGGACACAGACACTATTTGGAACATGGTGTCTGTACTTTTTTGATTGCGGTATTTTTTGTCAATCCTGTATACGCTGTGTTAGCAGGATTATTGGACTACCTAATTCACTGGCATGTAGACTGGGGTAAGACCAGTTTTTGTATACGCTTTGGTATTCAACGAAATACAAACTTGTTTTGGAGAATACACACACTAGATCAGATAGCACACTTTAGTACATACGCATTAATTGTATGGATCTTTACTTACTTGTCGCTATAAACACACCGTTCCAGTCATCTGGTAACTTTTGTGTTTTCATATATTCACAACGTTCAATCCACATGTCGTAATACTTGTCCATTTGACCGTCAAAGCATCCTTTTAATATTTTACATTTGTTGATTGCCGTATTAAACTGTTTTTCTTTGTACAGTTGATGCATTAAATTGTGTATTTCCTGATGTTGTCTATACTCTGGCATGCATATACCATGTTTATCCAATACTGTGTAAATGCTGAGTCCTACACTTTTACCTTTAACTTGCAAATCATCTATTTTAAGATAAAAGAAATCATCTTTTGTTTCAGCGTATGTTGCTTCACCCACCAACAATAAACATCCATATTCTTTACATTTACTTTCTACTCTTGCGGCGGTGCTGACAGCGTCTCCAAGAACATCATATGAATGTCTTTTTGTACTTCCCATCTCACCCACGTAACCAAGGCCAGTATTAATACCAGCACCCATACCAACCGGCGGGCGACCTTCTGGAATGATAACTTCTTCATTAAACTTCTCCACTGCTTTGAGCATGTCTAAACCACACTGTACGGCTGTACGTGCATGCTTCTCATCATCAATTGGAGCATTGTGTATATGCATACTGGCATCTCCAATATATTTGATTATCATACCATTGCTGTCTAGAACTGGCTGTGTAATACTATCCATATAACCATTCATTATACGTGTTAGTCCTGCTACATCATCACCAAAACTTTCACCCAGTGGGGTAAATCCACGCAAATCACTAAACACAATACTAACTTCACGTTTGCTGCCTTTTTTAATTAGGTCTCTATTTGTTTGTAAAATTTTAACCACTGTTGGACTGGCATATCCTTCAAATTGTTTTTTAATTTCCTGCTTTTGTAGGAACTCATCTACAAACTTAATAATGTATCTGACTAAACCAACTATTACTAAAAATACTGCTGGTATGAATCCGTCTACTAACAAATTTTGTGTTTGAAATAGATAATAACTTACATAAACAAATGAACCAGTTACTGATACAAAAAACGCCAATCCAAAAAATGTCCATCGTGCCAGTACAATCGTTGCAATACCTGCAACGATTAGTGCAACGATTTCTCCCCAGGCTTCAGCATCTGGATGTCTACTAATATTACTTTCGTTAAACACTGTGCCCAACATAACTGCCTGCATTTCATGTGGAAACACACTACCGAATGCTGTTGCAATAGGTTGTGTTGTTCCTGCGGCTGTTGGTCCTACAAACACAATGCCACCTGCAAAATCTTCTGGTAAATCCAATACACTGTGGCTTGTATAACGCTGACTCCAGTCTAACCAAATTTGTCCCAGACTGTCCGTTTGTAAAAACCCATATTGTGGGATACGTAACTTGTCGATGCCCAGTGGATTTAATTTTATTTGGAAACTAGGGTCACCTGCTAGTACACGTAGAATCTCCATTGTCACGTTAGGATAGAGCGTGTCGTTGTTGTTTAGCACCAGTGGCACCCTGCGTGTTACGCCGTCTATTTCTGGAAAACTATTGATAATTCCACTACCAACAGCATTGTTTTCAATAACAGGAATATTTGCAATTATTCCTGGTACACTGGGTATTAGATAACTAAAGTCTGGATTAATAACTGCTGCCCCAGGATTAATTGGCTCGTTTTTACCTTTTTCAGCACCCAACATTGTTACAATAACAGGATAGTTTTGCATTGTAGCGGCTAGTTCTAAATCCTGTCCACTGCGATCCTTTTCACTCATGAGTACATTAAAAACAACAAGCCCGGCGTTACGTGCATATAAATCCTCAATTAGTTTTGCATAATCGCCACGTGGAAATGGCCATTGTCCATATTGATTAATAGTTGCTTCATCTATGTTTACAGTATAAATGGTATTGAGTACAGGCTCTTGATTAACTATAAGTTGGTCAAAATATCTTAGTCTAATGCTTTCTACAAAACTAAAATTACTGTAGTAAGTCCAACTTAATAGTATGAGTATCAATACACTCCAGACTGGAGTTAATAAAAAACGTTTCATTGCACGGTTCCTTGTGGCCATCTTCTTACACTGATAGCACGGCGTGGATTATATAAACTGTATTTAACACTTTTATCTTGGTTACCTCCCAGTATCATCCAATAACCTTCCTGTGTAGTCATAACGTAAAAGCCCACATGACCTTGCCAGCCTTGTGTTCCTCTGGGGAACACAACTATATCTCCACGTTGTATATCTTCTTTAGCAACAGGCATACCCCATTGCAAAAAGCCTCTTGCTGTAAGTGGATATGGATGATTGATATTATTTAAACTTGGTATGTTATCAATTTCCAATATAGCATTTACAAATGCTGCACACCACTCAGTACGAACAGGATCTACACCGACAAGTTCACGAATCTCACTCCTGTGTTGTCGTTCTTGTAATCCTAAATATTCTGATGCTGTTGATGTGCTGTCTGTTGCTGTTACTGTACATGCACTCATAGTAAGTGCGAATCCTATAGTTAATAGTCTCAATAGGTTCTCCTCTGTCTAAGTCAATAGTATTTACACCACATAACAAAAAAAGGGCACCTTAGATGCCCTTTTATTTTATAGTATACGCAATATATTTCTTAGAAGTTAATTACTAAACCTGCACTTACCGCAGTTGTATTGCCTAGATCAGTCATACTGCGTGATCCTTCAACTCTCCAAGTAACTGAACCAGTGTCTTTTTCTAGGCCTAGTGAAATATCGTTAACACCATCTGTGTGATGCATAACTGTAAAGTCAACCAGTCCTAGGTCTCCACGTAGTCCTACAGTACCATAACCATACATTTCGCTTGAGCTATCTACTGTTCTTGCACTCTGGATTGAACCTGCTTCAGTATAACCGTCTACACTGCGCTTGCCACGTGTGTAACCAAATACAGGATTTACTTTACCTGTTTCTGGTGAGTACATAACTCTAGCACTTGTGTCTGTACCAGAAGTTTCGCTACTGTTAGCAAAGTCACCAATTGTACGTGATACTGTATAGTCTGTCATTGCATGACGTAGCTCTACACTAACATTGTTCTTAGTTACTTTACCTGCAACAACATCAGTATCTGCTTTTACACTGTCGTCATTGCCTGTTAGTTCAGTACCCAGTCTTGTAAATCCACCTGAAATGGTTAAACCATCGTCATTTGTTTTACTTCCGCTTATAACTGCGCCACTTGTGTTACCGCTCATGCCGTTTTTCATTTTGCTTGACATTCTAATACCCTCGACAGCATCAAAATTCAAGTTTCTAACTGTGCTTGATACAACGTCTTGTGCAGTTGCAATTTGATCTACACGCCCTGTAAAACTACCTGGATCAGTTACGGTAGACACTGCGTTATTGCGTGTTTCGGTGTCAGTACCAGTGCCAGTTGTACGTGTTACTGTACTACCGTCACTATATGTATCAACCACTGTAGTTGTAGTTGTTCTGCTACGCTCTTGTGGTGTTGTAACAATAGTTGTAGTTTCTCTATCAATAGTTTGTACAGTTTCAGTTTCACTGGCATCATGTGTTGTTTGTGATTGTGTAAGAATTGGTAAATCTGTATCGTGTGACCAATCTCCCCAAGCACCATAACTAGTTGTTGGTGCGCTTGTACTTGTTACAGTTGGTGTAGATGAACCACTGGCTGCATCTGTTGCACTACCAACGTCAGTAACACCAGCACCGCCAGTTACGTCAGCACCACCACCAGCACCACCGTCAACAGCATCACTTGCTGCATCAAATGCACTTGGTCCAAAGATGTATGCATAACTTGCTGTTAGGATATCACCTGCACTAACACTGGTCCAGTGCCAACTTAAACCAATAGTGTTGTCACCTGTGTTAGTTAAACTGCCATCGCCATCTACACTATTTTCAGTATAACTGGCTGCATCTGTGGTCCACATTGTAATACCTGCATCAACATTACTATCTGTTGAATATAAACCTAGAGCATATCTTGAACTCAATGCTTCACTAAATGCAACATTGCTATCTGGAATACTACCGTAACCCAGTACGTTGTCTGTGCTTGAACTATCACCAGCCGCTGCTCTAGCATCTGGATCAATAAAGCGTCCAAAATAAACATCAGTTGCATCTACACCCATTGTAATTGCACTTGTAATGTCTACAAATGGCGATGTTGTGCCTAGGCTGTATGTATTTGTGATATCAAATACACTACTAACTCCACCAGTCCAACTGAGCGTGTCAGTACCGTCAGTTAAACCATTACCGTCTCCAGTAATAGCCGTGCCACCGCTGTTATTGTTTGTATAGTTTGTTCCGTCAATTTTAACAGCAAAACCATCAAACGGTGAACCCGGTGTTAAATAATCATAACTTGTGTTAAATGTTCCTGTACCTGTACTATCAAATAATAGTCCCGGGCTCGTGTTTCCACCGCTACCAAATGTTCCTGTTGTTCCATTAACGCCGGCTGTCACATAGTCGTTAGCTAATACACCCATACCAGTGGTAGTTGTACTCATGCTAGACGTATCAGCCAAAGCAGTAGTGGA